AACCCTGTTATTTGTAAAGTTAAACCTTCAACCTTTTCTGCAAGGATATAACCTATCAATAGAGCTGGTCTACTAAATTTAAAATATTTACATGAAAATCCTATTATAGAAAAAATTCCTAACATGAGCAAGTCTTCCCATCCTCCAGTGTATTGCATGGATGTAAAAACGATTAATGCTAATAAAAATGGGAAGTAGTACTTATACGGCACTGCGGCTAATTTACTTATTGGTTTAATTAAAAACATACAGATCAGTGCAACAATTATTGTCGCTCCTAAAAAGCCGAATGTCATACTTGTAAACAGTTCAGTATCCTCACCTATGTCAGGTGTTCCAAGCTCAATATTTAGGTACATGAATAAACTCATGAGAATAGCTGCAAATTTAGCACCAGGAATACCAAATATTACAGTTGTGATCATTGACGTAGCTTTTTGTGCATTATTTGCACCCTCAGGTCCGATAACTCCTTTGATATTTCCGTTTCCAAATTTTTCTTTAGGATTCGCAGCAACTGCTGATCCGTAGGCCATCCAGTCAGCCATCTGCCCACCTAAACCAGGAAGCAATCCAATAAACGCACCAATGAATCCACCACGTAGTGCAAGCCATCTGTTTTCCCAACTGGCTTTTATACCTGCCCACAGTTCGCCTTCTCTGATTTCTCCATCAGCAGTTGAGTGTTTTAAAAACAAACCTTTTGTTAGTTCTGGCACCGCGAACAAACCAGCCGCAACGTGCATTATTTGTATACCATCTTCTAAAAAGAACCAATATTGTGCACCTAAACGTGGCTCGTTGTTGTCAGGGTTAACTCCTACCATGCCAATAAATATTCCAAAAGCAATAGCAAGTATGCTGCGAAACCAGTATTGATTACTTAAAAACCCTACTGTTGCTAATGCTAAAACAGTAAATGCCCAAAGTTCTGGTATTCCTAAGATCATAATTAAATTGGTATACCACGGCAAAAGTAAAAAAACTAAGCATCCCCAAATCAACCCATTTACTGTGGAAGTGGTAACAGCAGCGCTAATGGCATAACCTGCTCTGCCTTGTTGCGCTAAAGGAAAACCATCCACCATAGTAGCCGCGGCACTGTTAGCGCCTGGAATACCTAAAAGTATTGCAGTAAAGCTGTCTCCTGTAGTACTGGCTGCTACTACTGCCATCAAAAATATCACACCCATATATGGTTCGCCAGCAAAATAACTGATAAAACCAAAAAGTGCAATCAAGCCAGTGCTTGCTCCTGCGCTTGGTATAATACCAATTATTAGTCCATATAGTACGCCACCTAAAAGGTAAGCAATCATTTCAATCATTTTGGAAACTTTTTAGCTATTAATATATCGTGATGTTTGTGGTGATGTTCCCACATTAATTTATGTTTGTGAGCAAACTTTAAAATAGCATCGTTTTGTATGGCGATATGCTTTGCCATAGTTTTTTCATCTTTATAATGATCGTAGTTAGGATAGGTTATATTAAACCCTCCTGCTTGCAACCACCAGTCTAATGAGGCTTCGTTAGGCCTATATATTAAGATAATTCCTGCTCTGTGGTACCACTCTACTATATCATCAAGCATTAAACTCCATTCGTGACTTTTGTGAAGTTTAATTTTTTTGTTTTTTGAAGAATAAGGTAAATTTAAGTTTTTTGTATCAAGTATTGCAGGAAACTCCATACCTGTACCAAAGTAGGCACCAACATGATTTCCTTTATGAGTGTAGCATCTTTCAGGAGTGCGATCACTAATATCGTAATCACCTTCTCTTTCTATTTCTTGAGCAATTCCACTCCAACGGCTACCTGGCACACCAGTTAAAAAGATGCGGTTCATATGAAAGCATAGATATCTTCAGCTTCTTTTGTGTATGGATACTCGTTCCTAACAAAATCAAACTTAAATCTACCTCCTGTAGAACCTTTTGTTCTAAAATTTTCAATTGTCAATCCGTACTTAGCTGATATGTCACGAGCATAATCCATTGTCCACGGAAAAAATTCTAACATAGTTCCGTCTGCATGAGGGTTTCCTGGATTCACTTTCATACAAATACGAGAACCTGGCGTGTCATCTAAAAGACTAATTACTTTATCTAATCTATCACTGACCCATTTTTCATTATAAAAATTAATTGACCCATAACAAATAATTAAATCATATAATCGATCATCATTAAAATCTATAATATCAACTATCTCATCTGCATCTTCATTTGCAATATCTATACCAATAAAATATTGTGGATTTTTGGCATATTTTTTGTATTGATTAAATCCGCATCCGACATCAAGTATTATAAAAGCTTTTTTCATACACTCTATAATATGTGGATCTTCCTCAGTTTGTTGCCAGTGATACTTAAAGTAATCAATCATTTAATCTTTTTTTCTAATTCTATAATCAAATCGTTTAAATACCATTTAGCTTTTGCTAAATCTTCTCTTTGTTTTCTTAAGTCGTCATGTTTTAAGTTGTATCTCGTAACATACTTTATAACATTTCCTTGAGAAAAACCCATATCGTATGAATTAATGTATTCAGTTGTTTCAATACCCTTATTATAATGTGGTGGGTGATTAACCATATCCTTGATTATTGTTTTTTTCTCAATCACGTGTTCTCTTTCTTTTTTGTTATAATTTCCATGCACTGTTTTCATCCATCCTGGTGTTTGTCTAAGTTTCCATAACATCCAGTCATAATATCTTTCAGGCTCTGGGCCTGGATCAGGTAACTCAACGTGCTCACCTGTTCCTGTCATATCTTGAGTGTACTTATTCAATTAATCCTCTCTTTGATAGCATTTAATAGCATACTCAAATTTTCTTTTTTGTTAAGATTTGTACCATCTACTCTGATATTAAGTATATCTTCAAGCTCCCTTAACATGACCTTTACTGTCTGACTTTTATCTTCATCATTTACTTCAGGTTTTTCGTAAATTTTGAGTTGTACTAATTTACTTATAACACTTCTGTAACCTTTTGCGAAGTGTGAAGCTAATTCATAAACGTCTTTTATTCCTTCTTCAGTATACATTTTTATTAATTCAGCTTCTTGCTCATCATTCCACGCTTTAACGCTCATTATTTCTCCAATTCTAATTCAAGTTGTGTATTCCAAACAAATCTTTTTGCTACTTCCTCTCCAGCTGCTTCAAGTAAAGGCACTAAAGAACTTACTTCATCAGCAGGCATTGAGTATCCTGACTTTGTTGGATACCATTGACCAGTATCTCCATCCATAGCATATTCTCTGATGTGAAGATAAATCTGATCTCTAAATTCATTTACTGTAACTTTTACAGCATTTCCATTTGGTTTGTGAAACGCTGTTCCAAAATCAATGTTCAATTGTATTCTCTTTCAACCATTTGTTAGGTTTAACAATCATATTTAACGAGTATCTCGCTTCAGATTCATCTAAATTTTTTGCTCCATGAGGAGTATCAGGATCGAACACAACTCCTTGACCCGCTTCTAAACAAATCTCATCTTTTCCAAAAATACAAATAAAGTTAGGATTATAATTTACGGCTATCCATATTCTTAAATGTTTTTCAGTAGGATTATGCCAGTTTTCTTCGTCAATATGAACTGGCGTTATATCCTTGGGTTGCTGTTTTAAAATTCTAATTCTTGCAGTTTGACATTTAAAGTTATTAATTGCTTTAATTGTCTTAGGTAAGATCCCACAAATACTTGTAAACCTGTAACTTTCGCAAGTATCAGGATATACTTTAAACATATTGTTAGGCATTCCATCAGGGCTTTTTATAGCACAAGCAGTTATTGCATCTTTAAGGTCTCTGTCTGCATAATTGTAATAAACAAGACTCTTACACTCGTCTAATAAATTTGTATTAATTTTAAATTTTAAATATCTATATGTTGTACTCATTCAAATAATCCTTAAGAGTACTACCTTCAACTGGTCTATCTAAATAATCTTTTCCTAATATCCATATATCAGGATTTTTATTATTAATTTGATTCAACCATATATTATAACAATCTTTTACGCCTTGTAAACCTCTTACGTATTGAGCATTAACTGTATGAAATGCATTACTCCACCATATAACGCTATTAGGATCATTAGTTATTTTATCTGTTACTTTTTCAGGGTTTTCACAGATATCCACATGAACGTATGAGTGTTTCAAATTTTTATATCTAAGCCAATGTTCCTTAATAACTTTTTCAGAACCCCAAAACTCTATTTCTCTTATCCAAAGCTGATCTCTACTCAATCGTTCTGTATCTCCTCCACCTGTTTCACTGAACTGATACTTTGCTAAAGCCCATTTAATAAAACTTGGATAGTCTTCTCCGTTCCACTGCGTTAATAATAATTTTTTAAAAGCTAAAGAAGGCTTACTATAATCATAAAATACTACTTCAGTTTCATCAGTAAAACCAAAATGATGAAGTATCATATTTGGTTTAAAGCTCGCAGCAACACTATAAAGTTTTTTAATTGGTTCATTCAGTTTTACATATTTTAAATCAAGGTAATTTTCCGTATTCCACAAAAATACACAAGTGGGAGCATATTCAACTATGTTTTGTATCCAATTTAATTGTGTGGCTAATTCCTCTGCGCTTTGTGATGGATATATGTATTGTTTTGACTCTCTTATTTTAGGGTGAAAATTATAAACAGTTAAATCATTTTCCAAACTTACATTGATAAAATTCCAACCATCAACTAATGGAGTACATACAGTGAGTTCTTCAGTGGGTCTTAGAGATAAGGGAGTATAGTCATCATGTATATCTTTGGAATGTCTATCAGCTTTTACTACCTGTTCTTCTTTAGTTGACGACTTATCTCCAAACACAGGCTTATCAAACTTTTTATAATAATCTAAATTTACTAACATACATTGTTTATGTAAACCATAATAACCTATTTCGCCTTTAGGGTTATTTTTGTTGGGTTTATTTTTATCCATTATATGCCCTGTGACGAAAAAGTTTTGTTTTTCTATCCATTTTTCTATGTGCCGAAAAAAAGCAGCTTCTTGAATAATATGCCCTGTAGCTTGCACAATACAGTACTTTACATCATATTTTAATGCTTTATCTAAAACTTCATTGACAGAATTAGCGGCTATGATCGGGCCAAAGTATTTGAATCTCGTAAAAAATTCAGTTAATTCTTTCAATTTTTCGGGTTTTGTCATATGCATTGAAAAACTATCATCGTTATAGATACCTACAACATAGTTTTTATTTAATCCCATTTTTCTCATAACTACGTATTACTAACTCTTCATATTCTTTTGCTCTGGTTCCATGCACGATAATATGATATCTATCTTCAGTGCTTTTATTTATGTAGGCATGAGTATTACCTACATCCAGTAACATGGCCTTTCCAGGTGCAAAGGGAACATAACCTTTATGACCCTCCATTTTCATTAAACAACCTTTAGGGTGATTTAGTGCCATGTTTATTGGTGATAATTTAGAATCAAAACTATCTTGGTGCGGCGTTATAAATCCCTCTGGTTCTAATAGCATAAACCTGACACGATAATAAGACTTATATGGAAAAACATTTTTAAAAAAATCATATGTGATAGGACACCTATCAATTATATCAGTCCACGTATATGGTGTTTCTTGATTTGACTTATAACCATATTGTTCATAGTGATTAGTTTTTTCTGCGTCTATACCGTGAATACACAGACTTCTCCAACCTTTATGCCTATAACCACCTTGACCGTCTTGGTCTCTATGTTTAACAAATCTATCTTTTAGGTTGATAGCTTCTTTGTGCATTTCTTTATAAGGAAACTTTATATCTAATTCCAACCAAGGTACGTTACTTTCATTTATAATCCAACTAAATTCTTTCATTAATAGACCTTGTTCTTTTTAGTATTAATTTTACTAGGTTCGCAAACTGCTTTATATCGTCTTGTCATCGGAGTGGTACCTCCATCATCAACTAAGTTAGGAACTTCTACATTTTTATTAATCCTTGTCGCAAAATACATACAATCATTAATATTTCTAAAATAACTTGTATCAAGTTTTTGAGCACCTAAATAAGTTATGAGAGCAAAAACTAATTCCATCAGTTATAGTAATCTAACATACTTTCATCAACGGCAAAACTCGTCCCACATCCACAACTTGCCTTAGCACTTGGATTTTTAACTACTAACATCTTGTTCATCATATGGTCTTGTAAATCAACTTCTGATCCAAAAAGGTATTTAAGACTTTCAGTGTCTATTATTGCTGGTGGATTTTTAGAAAATTGAATATCATCATTTGCCATTTTAGTATCAATATCTAATAGATAATTAAATCCTGAACAGCCTCCTCCAGTGACTCCAAATCTAAAATATTCCCCAGGCTTAAGAGTTTCAGTTATGTATATTTGTGCTTTAGGTGTGATAGTAGGCAGCTTTCCTTTATACTTATCATCAATTGTCGGCGCAAATCCATGAAAATCTCTTAATATTTTTTCATCAAGACTTTCGGCTCTCACTTGTTCATAGATGGATGGTTGAGGTTTCGACTCTAAATCTTCAAACCAATTATCTAATTCTTGTAATACTTTTTCTTTTTCCGATTTCATTTATTACTCCTTCATACATATCAGTTACATGATCCCATGTATTTTTCATTGGTATTTCATCTAACTTTGCGTATAAATCTTGTTTATTATGGTGATGATAAACATATTTTAGCACTTGTTCTAAATGTTGTCCAGATGGTTCATTGATAAATGTATGAGTGCTCATTCGTGTCATAGCATCTCCAGGTTTCATCGCAAATATTCCTGGATCAGATATACCTACATTTTGCTGAGAAACTGGAATTTTTAATCCTATTTCATCTGGAACAAAATCATTAGTCGGTCCTCCACCAGGTACAACAGGTAGACATCCACAAGCCATGGCTTCTTGAACGTGCATAGCAAATCCTTCAGCTCTGTATGGATGTACTAAAACATTGGATAGTTTATATAAATTTGCCATCTCTATGTCACTTAAGTTATCGTCAATATAAATAACTTCTGCACTTTCCGTTTTGTATTGCATTTTAATAACCTCGTTAAGGATATTATTTTTTCCATAAATTGAAGGATTATCTTTTATTATGAGTGTACAATTATCATATTTTTTAAAACATTTATGCCAAATGTTAATTAGTATATCTAATCCTTTTCTCCACTGTGAGTTGCCTACAAATAGAAAGTTAAATTTATTTGGTTTTATTCCGTATATTGGTTTAACGTCTGCTTTATCTTTATTAAAAATTTTGGGATCAAAACCGTTAGGTACTACAAATGCTTTTGAAGGACTTAGTCCTCCATCTAAAAATATCTGTTTTATATAATTACTTGGAATAATTAGTCCATCTGCGAATGTTTCAAATTTATATTGCCACTCGAACGGAACTTTAGGGTACTCCCAAGGTTGAATATATATTACTTTAGTTTTATCTCCTACAGGCCAATTCCATACAGGAGGGTATGTATGTCTGATTTGTATGTCAGGACTACTCTCACCAAGATCTTTTGCTTCTAACTTTTTAAGTACCTTAACAGTATCAGTTGCAATTTTATACTGAGGATCATACTGATCCATTGCAGTAATATATACATCAAATTTTTTACTCAGTCTTGTAATAATATTACGATTTATAATTGTTAAAGAATGATTATCGTAAAATTTTCCTATAAATTCAAGTTTCATTAGTAAGCCTTCTGTATGTAATTCTTAATATAATTTTCTAATTCTGCAAGAGGCACTGCCTCTAAACGAGGCCACTGCGCTCCTCCAAGTCCTGATGTCTTAAAATTTCTCATCTCTTTATAATTATCCAAATCAACTTGTTGCCATAATTGATAAAAGGGATCTTTGTCTACTAAATCAGAGTGTCCTATGTTTTTTATTTTTTGTTCTAATTCTTTTTGAGGTCTGCATAAACTCCAATGTAAAGCAACTAAAGGAGACATCAATCTATTATCTCCTGAAGCAGACTTATCTGTCCATCTTGCATAAGTAAACGTGCTATCTCGTGAAGTCATGAAGCCTTGGTTTTCTCCAAAAAAAGGTGTTCCATCTTCATTAGCTATTATTAAAGCGATTTCTACGTTTTCTTTATCGGTTATAATTTTGTATGGAGTAGACCATATTAGTGACACATCTCTTTTGTTTATATAAGGTTCAACAATAGGTACGTATTCATAGAAAAACTCTTTAGCATTAACTAACATTTCATCTGCATCAATACTTACAATTAATTCATGATTACACTCTTGTTTTAAAAAGTTTCTTTCATAATTATCATTTTCTATAGCTATTTTAGATTGATGAAAATCTTCTTCAACGATTGTAATTTTAGAGTCTCCATCTATCGCACTTAGGTCTTTCCATAAAGAGTTTTCATCTATTTCAAAAGGGTTACCACTCCATGTGATTCTATCTTTATCAATACCTAAAACAATTTCATCTACGTATTCGTAATATCTTTTGATGCTATCACATAGAAACCTATTAGCATCGTAGGATATTAAACTTATTGCACTCTTTTTTGTCATGTATTCGCTTTCGGCTTTATAGTTGGAGCAACAGGTTTTGTTGCAAATGGTTTAGGAGCGACTATTTTCTTTTTTAGTCCTATCATTGCTATACCACTAAAATACTTATATGAATCACTCATACTGTTTGATACTCTGTACTCTTTAAATCGTTCTTCAACTTTATCTTGGTGTTTTAAAAGAACTTTGTTTAGTAAATCTGCATATTCCTTATTAGACTGTTGTGTAAATACGACTACACTTTCATTTGCTAAAGATGGTAATACAAGCGAGAAAAAATCATCATATACTTTTTCACTTACTGGCGCTACATCAAAATGAACTACGTCAAACTTTGGTTGCTTTGACCAATCAACCTCTTCAAAAGGTTTTTCAATCATGGTCAAATTTTTTACATCAAGTCTTTCTTTTTCGTGCCTATAAATATCTAAATTAGCTTCTAATTGAGATTTCATATTATCCCAAATAAATCCTTCAGGAGCCCACTTTGGGGACTCTCTATCATCATACAGATAGTGTTCTACTCCAACTGCTTTCATAGTAGGATTATCAAGCATTGCTGATATTAGAGTTGATCCTTTATAAACTCCGATTTCTAAAAAATTTACATTTTCGCTTGAACACAAGTTACTAATTAATACTCTTTGCCTAATGGTTGATAGACCAAAAATTCTATTTCTTTCTCTATCTGTTGGTTTTCCTCTTTCGTTATCAGCATTTTTTAATGCCTCTATACAAAAAGACTCTGACACTTTTTTATTACTGCCTATCATCTTTTTTCCTTTCTAATATAAACTGATCTATAAAATAAAATGGAATGTATACTATTAAAAGTAAAATTCCAAATATTATCATTGGCAATATAAATAGTAATATACTTACTAATAGCCAAAATAACATAAGAGCAGTTAAAAATGGACCTGCCTTACTTTTCTGATTATACATCATTTTTGTGAGTTCACTTTTTGTTATAAACACTTTATCCATTTTTAATTACTCTGTCCAGCGTTTTGTAAAATTTTGAATTTGCCCATTTCGTCTGTAGTCT